TCAAGAAGTTTACCTTGGTAAGCTTCTTTTCCTTCGGCCATACGTGATGCATGCATCAATTGTGCGTCCGACATTGCCATTTTAGTCTTCTGCTTATTAGCATAAATCTTACTTCCAGCAGAGACGGCTAATTTAATTGCCGAAAACCACATACTAGTACCAATCTGCTTTGCTTTTCTTTTCTGCAAGCATTGCTCTTTGACCTTTTACCTGAACTGATTGAGTTTCAGTAGGGTTTGACGCCTCAACTTCTACTCCACCCTTTAGTAAACCGTCTTTGTTCAAGAACATATCATGATCTACATGAGTCATGCCTGCGTGACTGTTTTTTTTATTTTTTTTCATATTTATTCTCCAGTTTTTCGAATGATTGCAACATTTCCAGGCATTTGATCCGAACTCGGAAGAGTTTTACCTAAAATAGTTTTCTCAATCGATGTATTAGCTCTTAGTTTAGCCAATTCTTCGTTTTGTTCAAGCTTATCTTCTTGATTTCCTTGATTCATCATAGCTTTTGACTTATCTAGGTTCAATCTTTGATCGGCTTGGTCGTGTTTTTGTTGATTATCCATGGCTCTAAGGTCTAATTCTCTTGCTTTTAGCTTAGCAATTGGATCATTTCCAAAGTCACCCATGATTTTGTTTTCTTCTTCCTTAAATTCTTGAGTCATATCAGCAATTAGTTTAGCTTTTCTTGCTTCAATACCCATACTTAACTGCATTATCTGTTGTTGAATTTCAGGACTCTGTGCCATTTGTGGATTTTGTTGTGCCATTTGTTGTAGCTGCATTAATTGTTGTATTTCTTCTCTAAATTCTACTTCTAACTGCTCTTGTGCCATTAAAGAAATATGTTCAAAAATATTTTTTTGTAATGCACCCATAATTACAGGATTATTTTTAGCCATATTAGTTGCCATAAAATTTAAATGCGAAGTTATATGTGCTCTATGATCTTGACCTTTAAATGCTTGAAAAGGTTTACCACTCATTGCCATAATATTTTCTGCTGCTGGGTCCATTGGCATAGGTTGTTGGGGTGGTGGTAGGATTCTATTAATATCTTTTACACCGATTGCAGAATACATATCTTTATAGGCCTCATATAAATTGTGCATTCCAGGATTGGACATTGCAAGTTGTAATTCTGTTTGAGCCATAGATATTCTTTGTGATTGTGAAAATATATTTGGATCTGCTATAGGTAAGATATCTACTTTTTCATCAAAGTCTGTAACCTTAATATTTCTTTGTCCACCTACAACGTCATATGGATATTCTGGTGGAAGATAAGTTTTAAATACATCAGCTAATAATACAAATTCTTTTTTAAGTGCCACATACAATCTTTTATGTATAGCTGACATGACTCTGGAACCACGTTCTAAAAGAGCAATGGTCGTTCCAACAGCGGCCTGCTGGTTGCCGTCACCGACCTGCATGTCAGCAATGGCGGCAAATCGTTGTCCTGCTTGAACCACTATTCCCATTAATTGTAATAATGTTGCTGATGGTTCTTTAAAAGGTAAAGGCATAAATGCATCTCTGATGTTTCCTCCAGGTGCATCTACATCTCTAAACTCTCCAGGTTGAATCGATTGCGCTTCATCTCTAACACGAATACCTCTTTGTTTAAATCCAGCTGGCATATTTGAAAACGTACCAGCGTCTAATAATTGTCTAAGTGCATTCGTTGCAGTTCGTGATAATCCACCAATCATGTGAATTAATCCAAAACCATAAAAACCTAGACCCGGTAAAAATTTAAAGTGTGTAAAATATTCTACTTTACTTTTTGTTGGATCTTCTGCTTTATAGTTTCTTCTAATTGATAGAACTTCTCTTGACGATGTATCGACTGTTACAATGTAAGGAAGTTTAATTCCTGTTGGGTTTTGTTCTTGATCTTTATCTTCAAAACCTTCTAGGTCAATATTTGTATGTACTTCCAGAATAGTGAACATCTGTTCGTCTCTGGTTTTCTTAACTCCTTCAAGTTCTCTTTCTTTTTTCTCTACTTCTGATTCTTGTGCATAGCCTGGTGTAATTTCTATATCTCTATAAAAACCAGATACTTGTTTTTTTCTTAATTCATTTTCTGACATTTTTAAAACATGCACGATTGAATCTGCATCTTCTAGAGATGTTGCAGTGTATGGAACTATCAGGTCATCTGCCGGAACAAATTTAGACACGGCTCTGTCAAGAATTTCATCGTAATAAATTTTCTTGAAAGCAGAGCCGCTAAGAGGGAGATAAAAAAGTAACTGATCGAACTCGGGTTCATACTCTTTCATCACGTTCATGAGTTGATAGTTCATGAAATTTTTTACTCTCGTTGACTGCTCTTCTTTTTGTCTTGAAGGTATACCCATAATTTGAGTATGCACTGGACCAGTCGCTGGAAGTAATTCTTTATAAGCTTGCGCTTGAAACTGTGTTACTGCTTCTGCTAATACAGGGTGAGTTGCACCACTTGCATTTGAGAATGGTTGAGATCTTGTCTCGTATTTAAATCCTAGTAAATCTAAACCTTTTGTATATGAATCTTCCCAATCTTTTCTAGATGCTTTGTATTGTGTGTAGTTTTCAAAAAGTTCAGAACCTAATCTACCTAAAACATCTTCAGGTAATAAGTCTGCTAAGTTATCAAAATGTTCGTTAGTTCCTGGCTGGTTTATAGCTTCAGGATCAAAAGTGATTGTAGCACCACCGTCTTCGTCTTGTTCAACTTGAACATCTTCTGGTCCAACTTGTTCTTCGATATTATCTTGAGAAGCTTCTGCTATCTCTTCTTCACTAGGTAATTTTATTTCCTGCTCTACGTTTGGTAGAGACTTGTCTATTGTTGACATTATTTTTCTCCGAGTTCGATACTACTATAATCTTTTTTGTAGGAACATTCAACCCCTGTGGATTAGGTCCTCTAAGTGGTGGTATCGTAGTTGTTAGTTTTTTAGTCATCTTGTAATAGCTTCATTCCTTGTAAACCTAGAGAAGCACCGAATCCAAGTATACCAGCTCGTGATAATACTCTTAAGGCACCGGGGCTCATGCCTAATGAAGCAATGCCTCTAACTGCTGATGGTAGTCCTCTAGTTAGTTTTGGTGTTTGGTCTGCAAATGCAGGATACAAATAATTCAATGGATCTGTTACAATATCTGCAGCAGAATCCCCTTCTGCTATTTGACTTGCAATATCTCCTGCAGCAAATGGGGCTAATAATCCAGGTGATGCTGCAACTCCAAGTCCTCTTCCTAAAACCCTTCCTGCAGTTCTCATCATACCTTTTTGTTCAACACCTAGTCCTCTTGATCTACTAGCTTTTATTGTTGATGGTGCACTTATAGCTGTAGCACCTAAAGCTGTAGCACCTATTGCTGGTAGTTGATAGTCTAAAATATCTGGTCTTTCAAAATCAGGTGCGATAGGGTCTGTTGCCATTGAAACCAACATATTTTTTTGTTGATCTTCGTTTGATAAATAACTTGTTGGATCATCATTTCTAAATTCTTTTACGATTGCTTGTACACCTGCACCAGCGGCACCAGCCAATGTAAATCTTTTTACACCTGGTGATTTTGCAAAGTTTAAGACTTTTTGAAAAAAGCCTTCTGGATTTTTCTGTACTGCTTCGTCGAATTGAGCCACACAACCCCTTCCTCCTTCAGCACGATTAGATCTTCCAAAAATAGAACACACATTGTCTGTGTTATTTTCAAATTCTTTTCTTAAATTTGTGTTTACAAATAAATTTTTTATCTCATCAGGCGCTTCCATTGATTCTAATGTTTTTACAATTCTAGGAAAAGTACCTGTTGCACTATCATAGGCCACGTCTGCTGCTGCACCTACTCTTCCAACGTTTGGAAGTTCAACTCTTACATTTCTTTCTTTTAAAATAGTGTCTAGTTGATTTGCTGTTTCTTCGTTAACTCCTTTATTAAAAAAATTTGTTAACTGACTTTGTACAAAAGCTCTGTTAAATTGATTGGGTGTTATGTTTACATTAGTTGGATATCTTCCACCTCGTTTTCTCTTAGCTACTGGACTAACATCAAAAAGATCAAACAGACGTCCGTCTTTTGCTTTTTGTAGATAATAATCATCTGATTTTAATCTAGAATAAAAATTACCTGTGTCTTTATCTAAACGTACGGCCATCATAGCTTTTACATTTTGACCAAAAGGAGTAGTGTTAATTAACTCTGGTTTATTTTTAAAATAATCATTTATCGCTGATATACCGCCCTGTATTTTTTTAATATTTTGTTTATCTAATTCACTGGCACCCTTTGTAACTGCTTTTACATTTTCATATCTTCTTTTATTTCTTTTGTAGGATACTTCTTCTGGATCACCTGCAGGAGTTTTAAAACTAGTGCTCTTTCTTTTATTTAAAGCAGTTTCAGCGTCTTCTCTAGTGTTGAAATATTTAAGACCTATAAACTCTTCGGGTATAGCGGTTTTTTTAATATCTTTACTAGGTCTTCCAAACTCAATTTTAAATTTTGCATCTGCTGGAATATCTGGATTTCTTGTCCTATCTATATTAGTTATTTCTCTTATGCTATTAAATCTGGGTTCTGTTCTTCTAGACTCTTCAAAAAATTTAAAATCTTTTAAAGCAATTGGTTTTATTATATTTTGATTTCTTCCTGTTGTTAAAATTCTACTAATAGTAGATCTTCCAATATCTTTATTATGTTTTGCTTTTAAAAATTTTACTATTTGATCGGGACCTAATTTTTCAGTTTCGTATGTGTCTAAAATTAATTTAATAGTTTCTGCGTCTAAACCAGATCGTTTACCACCACCTGTAAAATAACTTTTGTAAATATCCTTAACTCTATTTATATCGACAGCCATTACACCTCCAGGATGCCGGCAAGACCACCGTTTCTAAATCCAATACCTACATCTATGCCGAGTTGTTTTTGGATCTCCATAATTTCATCTGGGAAGTCATCTGGATTTTTTAAAACTTTGTTAAGTGTTTTGAAGTATTCTGTTTTTTCTTTTCCAACTAAACTTTTGTCTGTACCTAAACTTGCAAACAATCTTGAAATATCTCTACCTTGAATACCATACTTACGTAGAGCCTGGAAACCCATTCTTGCAGCAGCACCACCAGCAAACATAGGTACACGTCCGCCATCTGCAAATTCAAAATCTTTTGGATCAACCATGTCAGGATCAAATGATCTACTAGTTATTGTATTACCCCTTGCATCTCTGACTCCAACTAATCTTTCTGCAAACTTTTGTATGTCATCTGCATTATCTAATTTTGTAACTGCTGATGCAACCTTTGGTCCAAAATATTTTTGTACCAATAATAATGGATCACCCATACCACCGCCACCACCTTCAGTCATAAATTTAAAATCATCTACTTCCATAATAGTAGATAGTGTTGGACCAGATGGATTTGTTGGGTCTTCTAAGTCTTTTACCCTATTTAAAAAATCTCTAGCGTTTGCTCTTGCAACTGGTTTTGCATTTTCTGCAACACCTGACATTTGATAAACTTTATCTACTAAGTCATCTACAATTAAACTATTATTCTTAACAGACTTAACCGCTTCTAAACCCGCACCTGTAAATGGTGCTGCAATATCATCTGGTCCACCACGTGAACCTGGAGGTGGTAGGTCTTCTGCTGCTTCTCTTAAAGACATCAAACCTTCTTTGTTTAAGTTTCTAGTTCCTGTTGCAAGGTCAGTGATATTAGCAGGACCTGGAGGTGGGTTATAAAACTCATCCATCTTAGACATGTTCTCTAATAACTTACCCGCTTGAAGATCATTTAATTTATCTCCAGCAGCATACTGAACTGAGTCTTTTAATTCATCAAGTGCTTTGGACTGAGGTAGCACTCCTAGTGCATTAGTATTCAAATCCATCTTTAATATTTCAGGCTCACCTTTACCGATAAAGCTAATATTAGTTTTAGTACCTAAAATATCAGATACGTTCCCACCAAGCTTTTGGTAGAGTTTTATAATTTGATTTACTATATCTCGTTTAGCCATAATATTCTAATCTACTTCTATCTGGCAATGGTTCGTCTTCGTACGAGTCTTTATTACGAACTATGCCACCTTGTTTAATACGCATAATT